CTGCCAGACCGCTTTATCTCGATAGAAAAAGCTTACTCTGCCGCCGTTCGTAGCGATCCAGCACGCAGCGTCAGTTAAGTCCATGTAACCTGAGCCGTCAGGACGAATTTCAGGTTGTGTTAAATCCACCCGCTGAGCAATCGGATTGCTTCCCGGCGGAAAGTGTTGAAGCACGTCCAGTGACGAAGCTTCGACATTGGCGGTCAGCCAATCCCATGTCTGAGAGCGAACGACGTTAGGATCGGTGGGAGTCGAACGTTGATTAGGGTCTCTCGTGCGGGCAACAAGGCACACTTGGATGGAGCCGGTGACCAGAGCCTTATGTAGGAGGCCCCATGATTGGGCTACTTCGTCACGGCCGACATATTCCTCATCCACGCGATCAGGAGCAAAGTCTTGCGGGGCAGCCCGTTCGGTAAATTCTTGGTCTCTAGTCAGCACCCAAGCCAACACTTTCCAGATGGGCCACGGTTGCTTAATTAGATTCATAACGGCACTCCGCTTGCACAGAAATCGTTGCGCGGTAACCAGGTGTGCGTTCGGGCTTTTTCGGCTCGTCGGTGCTTCTCGCCTAGCTGCGCGGTCGCCCATGCACGCTGTCGAGCAAAGTAGAGAATTATCTTAGCGCACCGGCGCGAATGAATACAGATGAAGGCGGCCAGCGGCGGACACAAAAACCACTATTCACCACAGTGGTTCGACAGACGCCAACGCTCACAGATCTTGAAGTTCAAGTCGGGCGTTGTATGATTCCTGTATATTCGAGAGGCGCCGTCGCGATGAAGAACAAGTGCTGAATAATAATGCAGTGCTCGCAAGATATTTACATGCACGCACACGGCAACTTTGAAAAACAATCAAAGATGTCGGCGCATGCCTAGAGGGGGCGCAAGGGACGGCGCTGGCCGCAAGGCTGGAGTGCCGAACAAAGCCTCGCAGAAACGCCAAGCTGAGGCCGCCAGAACAGGCGAGCTGCCGTTGGCTTATATGCTGAGAGTTATGCGCGATGAATCCGCTCCGCAGAAGCGGCGGGACGAAATGGCAAAGGCGGCAGCCCTATACGTCCACCCACGTCTATCATCGGTAGAAACGAAAAATGTTACTCCCCCCGATCTGAGGAGCAGATTAACGCCCGACTCCGTGAATTGCTTGCCGGCAGAGATCAAGCGGGAAGTGCTCGACCTGCTGGAGGAGCGCCGAAACCTTGCCCTTCGTCGGAGCTTAATTGAATGGTGCCGTTGTGCCGGCTATGAGCCTGCCACACACCATTTGCTGCTGATCAAGAAGTTGGAAGGCGTTGCACGAGGGCAAATCCAGCGGCTAGCCGTGTTCATGCCGCCGGGTTCGGCGAAGTCAACCTACGGATCAATTCTGTTCGCGCCTTGGTTATTGGCCAATTCCCCGATGTCAGCCATCATTGCCGCGTCCCATACGACGGAATTGGCGGAAAAATGGGGGCGACGCGTTCGCAATCTCATTGCCGAACATGGCTCAGCGCTCGGCATTTCCCTGGCGCCTGACAGCCAGGCAGCGGGCCGTTGGGCACTCACCAGTGGTGGGGAATATTACGCCGCAGGCGTCGGCGTCGGCATTGCGGGGTTTCGTGCGGACCTCGCCATCATCGATGATCCAATTCGATCACGAGAGGATGCGGATTCCGAGGCCACCCGAGAGCGCGTTTGGGAGTGGTACAAATCGGACCTTTCGACCCGGCTAAAGCCTGGCGGTCGTATCATTCTGATTCAGACCCGTTGGCATGAAAGCGACTTAGCCGGTCGGCTTCTTGCCGAAATGGACCGCGGCGGTGATTGCTGGGATATCGTTTCATTACCTGCACAGGCCGAAGCGGGAGATCTTCTGGGCCGCAAAATAGGCGAATGGCTGTGGGACGACGAGTACGGATACGCCGACTTCCTGCGCGGTCAAAAGAAAAACCAAACTACACGAAATTGGTCGGCGCTATTCCAACAGTCACCAGTTCCGGACACGGGCGATTACTTCAAGGCCGATTGGATCAGAACTGTCGATAAACTCCCCGACCGCAACACGCTCTCGATCTATGGCGCGTCCGATTATGCCGTCACGGCTGACGGCGGCGATTACACGGTTCACGTCGTTGTCGGGATTGATCCGGAAGACCGGATTTACGTTCTAGACCTTTGGCGCAAGCAAGCATCGTCAGACGACTGGATCGAGGCGTTCTGCGATCTTGTCTTAAAGTGGAGGCCTATCGGCTGGGCGGAAGAGACGGGACAAATCAGGGTCGGCGTTGGTCCGTTCCTTGAGCGGCGGATCAGAGAGCGCAAAGCTTACATCGCTCGCCAGCAATTCCCCACCAGAGGCGACAAGGCGGTCAGAGCGCAATCAATTCGTGGCCGCGTGGCGATGGTGGGACTTTACGCCAGAGCAGACGCTGGGTGGTTGCCCGATCTACGATCAGAGCTGTTGCGGTTCCCCGCCGGCACACACGATGACGTAGTTGATGCGCTCGGACTAGTCGGCCAGCTTCTGGATTACGCACTGACGGGCGCGAAGCAGCCGAAACCAAAAGAGCACAGGCGGGACGGATATTCGGATGCTTTGGAATTCATGGACCGCAGGGAAGTTTCCATTTTGACAGATTCCTTCTTGACTCTGTAACTCGCCGCCCTGCCTTCGCTCCTGACGCTGGCCTTGGTGGCGACGGCATCGGCGGCAGCGGCTGTTAACCGCGCGCCCTGCGGCCCTGACTATCCGGCCAGCAATTTTTGACGGACGCCAGCGTCATGGCTGGCCACGGCTGTGCGAAGGGATCGGCCAGGAGACACCCGAGGCAGTTGGCCGGAAGTGGCTGTCTCTGGCGGCAGGCCGTGTCCTCCGCACGTCCCATGCTGTCCAGCGCGAATGCACGCGATCCATGCCGTGAGCCGCGCGGAAGTACCGGGCCGCGCTTTTGACACCTATCCCCTTGACTTGTCCCACGGTCAATGAGACACCTCGACGGTCGTCGAGGTTTCCCATAGGGACGCGGTCATGGCAAAGAACCTTACTGGCAACGCCGTCGCTTATATCCGGGTCTCCACTGGCAAGCAGGCCAAGAGCGGATTGGGTCTCGAAGCGCAGACCGAAGCGATCCGCGCCTTCGCCAAGACTGAGGGCTACAAGATCGCCGGCAGCTTCGAGGAGCACGAAAGCGGCAAGGGTGCCGACGCTCTCGACCGGCGCCCGAAGCTTGCCGCCGCCATTAAAGCGGCGAAGAAGGCCGGCGGTCCGGTCATCGTGTCGAAACTCGACCGATTGAGCCGCGACGTGCATTTCATCTCGGGGCTTATGATGCACAAGGTGCCGTTCATCGTTGCCGAGCTGGGCAGCGACGTTGACCCGTTCGTCCTGCACCTATTTGCCGCGCTGGCGCAGAAAGAGCGCTCGCTGATCTCCTCACGGACGAGGGAGGGCCTCAAGGCAGCTAGGGCACGCGGCCAGACGCTCGGTGGTTGGACGGCTGGCAGTGAGGCTAGCAAGAGGCAAGCCGACGAGCTGGCCGAGCGCATGAAGCCGATCTTGACGGAGCTGGCGCACTTACCGTCAGCTCGCCAGATCGCGGCAGAGTTAAACCGGCGCGGCATCAAGAGCGCTACGGGCGGCCAGTGGTCTTCCAAGACTGTCTGCAGGCTACAAGACCGTCTCGGCCTCCGTAGCTAACGAACGGTCTTCCTAGCCTGCTGCACCGTATCGGAGGCACACGCTGCTGCCTATGGACGTTAGGGGTCACTAACCGGCCCCCACGTGGGGGGTGGGATCGCCTGGCAAGATTGGGGGTGGGGAGGCTGCGGGTGGTGGGTCTCACACAAAGTAGCCCGCTATCAGGATGCTCAATTTCGAATGTCACAGCTATCCGCTGACGGTGAGCAACGTGCGGACGTGCCAATCTCCGAACTGGTGGCAGTGCCTGAAGCAGCGCGCCGCGCTGCGGCTAGTATGGAGTTAATATGCGGGACGTGAGACATGAGAGCGCTATCGTTTAGGGAAAGGATGCGAGAAGAAGCGGCGAGGTCCGCTGCGGTCCAGACTGCTGATCCTTGGCGCCTGCGTCTGGAGCGTGTGCGGGGCAAGGTTGACTTTTATGACCGGCTGGAGCGTATCAGCAGTCAAACACTGCTGGATCTGCTCGAGGTCCCGCAACGCAGTCGGACTGCGGGGACATTTAGGCGTTTGTCGAAGGCAATGACCGAGCTGGGCTGGACGGCTGTACGGGTGCGGGATTTGACGCGCGGCGGCTATCGGGAGCAGATCAGAGGATATTGCCGCCTGCCT